TAGTGATTGTTCGATTGTTTCTTTATAGTTCTCTGATTGCATGACATACTTTGTTTGTGATGTTATTTGTACTTAGTTTGATTTAGTTATTTCTAGTTATGTTATTTGAGTTTGTATTGTTATTATAATTTTAGTTTGTTTTATTTATTTTTTTCTTTTTTTTTTTCAAGCAGAAGACGGCATACGAGATACGGAACTGTGACTGGAGTTCAGACGTGTGCTCTTCCGATCTTGTCTCAAAAGGAATTATACATAACACTGGTCCAAAAATTTCTGTTCTTGCAATTTGCATTTGATTATTCACATCTGCAAAAGCTGTTGGTTTTACAAAATAACCTTTATCTAAACCATCAGGTTTACCTAATCCACCAGCAACTAATTTGGCTCCTTCATCTATTCCAACTTGGATTAATGATTGAATTTTATCAAATTGAGTTTTTGAAACTACAGGACCTATATGATCCCCTTCTTTATTAGCAACATCAACTTTCATAGAATTAGCAAAATTCTTAACTCTTTCAACTGCTTCATCATACATTGATTTTTCTACCAACATTCTTGTTGGAGCATTACAAGATTGTCCTGTATTTCTAAAACATCTAAGCGCTCCTCTTTCAACAGCTTCAGCATCAGCATCTTTAAATATAATATTCGCACCTTTTCCTCCAAGCTCTAAACTAACTCTTTTAAAGTCTTTTGCTGCATTTTCAGAAATTAAAGCACCTGCTCTAGTAGATCCTGTAAATGAAACCATATTAACATCAGGATGACTAGTTAAAGCATCACCTGTCGCTGGATCTGGATAAACAACTATTCTATGACCTTGATACCTATTCTTTATTTCATCAATCATTTCAGAAGTATTAGAACTCCATAACTGTATTTCATCATATATTATTAAATCATTCTTCACTTGCTCTGCTAGAACACAAACCATAGGACTAATATTAAAATCCATACCAATATGAATTGTCTTAGAAACTCTCTCATAATCATTGATGATATGCTTGTTTCTATCAAAGTTATAGTAAATTATACCAGCATAATTAACAAATGTTGCTAGATATTCTTGCTGAAATGTGCGTTCATCTAGATCATTCTTAGCTTGTTCTATTTCTTCTTGGCTTACTTGACCGCCTTCTATTGTGGTATATTTGAATGATTGCCACTCTGGGTCTTGTTTAGAATACAAATCATAAGCAAAGTTAAAACCTTTTGGTGTTCCAGTAAATAAAGCGTGGCCTAATGTATCTGATAATGTAGGTCTAATGACTTCATACCATGCACTAGGTTTAATGTCTTGAAACTCGTCCATCACAACAAAATTTAATCCTACTCCACGCAATGATTGTTCATTATCTGCTCCTTTGAGAGTTATAACTGAGTTGTTTCTTAAAACTATACTTAGATCAGCTTCATTAATCTTTTGTACCCATCTATGTTTAATCATTTGTTGTTTTAGCATATCCCAACAAATAGTCTTTGATTGCCTGTAGCTAGGTGACACATACCATACTCTTTGATTTGGAAACCTTGAGAACTTAGCCATTTCTTGAATACACATAAAAGTTTTGCCAAATCTACGTCCAGCGATAATTACTCTGAAACGCTTATCACATAGTATGACTTCTTTTTGTGGTTTAGTTAGCGGCACTTAATCGGCTGACCATTTTAAAGGCTCTGTATCTTCTGTTATTGGATAGTCTGTTTGATTTAACATCTGTTTACCTAACCATATTCCCATGACTGCTGACTTCTCTGCTAGGTTAAATTGCATCTTCCTAAGTCTTATCTTCATGTCTGCTCTCCCTTTTGTCAGAAAATCGGAATAACTCTTACGAATTAAGCTTTCATCACACCCAAAAAAGTCTGCTATCTCTACATTAGTACACCCATAAGAAGCTAATTTAAATACTTCTTCTGTGTCTATGTCGTATTTAATTGGTCTTGCCATTAATGAATTGTCGTTGATCTTCATGTAAAATATCATTATTTTGTATTTGATGATACTTTAATAAATAATCGTTTGCTTCATCTTCTGTTTCAAATCCAGATATTTGAACTACCACACTATAATTTCCAATAATATTATCTGGAATTACAAAAAATAATTTTTTAAAATCTTCGTCCATAAGTAATTATACGCTAATATTTAATTTTTCTATATGATTTTTTTCTAACAAACCATCTTTAAACGCTTGTCTAATGTCTTGGTCTGTATCATTCATTGTTCTAATACCCTTTTTCCATAAAGATAAGTTAGCGTATTTGTTTCTTTTAACTATTCCAAAACTATCCTCTGTTTTTTTCTCCGTCAAAAGTTCCTCTGTCCAACCCTCTGAATTTAACCACCTACTAAAATGTGCTAAAAACTTCTTTTCATCTATAGAATCTGACTTGGCATTGTATTTCTCTATAAGAAGGCTTGGTTCTACTTTACCATGTATTTTTTTGTATGCTTTAAGACCTTCAGATTTTGTTCCACGCTTTGTTTTTAACTTAGACCATATATTATCAAAAGCATCTTTTATTTCTTTATTTATATATAGTTTATTATGTTTAGTTTCGTTTGATGTTTCGTTTGGTGTATCTTGGTAGTCGTCATATTGGCAGATTGTAAGTATGTTGGGTGTATCGGCTGGTGTTCCGCTTGGTGTTTCGCTTGTTATTGTTCCATTATCAATTAACTTTTCTAAATATCTATTAACTTTTGACTTATGCCAATTAAAGGCTTGAGCCATATAAGTTAAAGAACAGCATAATTGACCTCTTTTTAAATGTATTTCAGTATTTTTTATTCTAAATTTTCTACTAGCAAAACTAGCTTCTAATAATAACCAAATAAAAGCACCAATTTCACAAAAAGACCTATCTTTTCTTTGCAATGAGGGGTGATGCAAAATTGCTCTATTTATTTTTATATAACCCTTTTTTATTGTCATTTTTTCTCCAATTTTTTTTTAATTTTAGTCCTTGTTTATAACCATCTATTTTATCTTTGCTAGTTTCTAAAACAATATAATTAAAACAGCGAATACAAGCGTATTTAAAAATATTATGTTTATCATATGCACCAGCTAAAACTCCATCAACTTCATAATGAATAACAGAATTAAGACCGATCATGTTAGTATGTAAATATTTCCTTTTACAATAAATACAACAATCAAATTCCCCAGATTTCATTTCTTTGCTCCAATAGTTCAGCACTATTCCATGTCCAATCATCTAATTTAGGAACTATTAAATGCTTCATATCATCTGGTTCATTACAAGCATTAAAAATATTAGCACAACTCATAAGTTGCATTTCTATCTCTTTTAAATACTTAGCGTTAGGTACAAAATCAACAAATTCACATCTTTTAGGTGTACAAATCAGAAGCACTATTTCAACAGGCTTATCAAACTTTTCCTTCATAGCTTTGCCATAAATAGCCATCTGAAGCATATCATCATGTTTAGGCTCAAACTTAGCTTTTGTTTTAAGATCAATAATTAATATTTTATCTTGGTATTCAAAAACAAAATCAGTAAATCCATAAAAAGGTATGTCTAAAATGTTTGTATCAACACGCCCTTGAAAAGATAAAAAATTATCTTTAAATGGTGTTAGTTTGTCAAAACATTGTTCAACCATTGGTTTAATCATATCATGTTGCTTATTATCTTCTTGTTCTAATAAAGCTGTAGCTGATTTGTAGTAAGTAATGGCTTTTTCAAAACATTCTTCAACAGTAGCGTTATTCGTAAACAAATGATTTAACCCAAATTCTACTGCTGTACCTCGTTCCATTGCGTGATTTGAGGTTGTAGGATAGCCATAAATGTATCGTAATACAAATTGTGCTGGGTTATTCTTCCAAGTCTTTATCTTACTTGCAGAAAATGGAAGCATATCTTTTTCTAAATTAAACTTTGTAAATATTTCTGGGTTAATCATACTAATAACTCTCCTTGTCTTGAATCTAATGGTTTCCAATTATAATAATAAAGTTTTTTTGGCTCTCCAGTAAACTTGTCTGTAACTATTGTAGTTTTAATTGGATTGTCTAATTGCTTGTAAGAAACAATCATATTTTCATCTTCATAAATTAAACGTAAATCTTTTTTCTGAACACTAGCTTTGTTTACATAGCGTTCATGTACTGGTGCTAAATTACCGAATAGTGTTGTTATCTTCTTTGTTATCATTGTTTTCTCCTAAATATTTATTCATTATATAATTTAAAATCTTGGCTGAACTAAGTCCAGCAATACCGACTTCTTGCTCTACTTTTTGTTTTGTTTTGGCATATGATACCTTATCTAATTCAAGTATGAATCGTTGCGGCACATAACCTCTAATTGGCTTTGGCATTTATCATTCTCCTTTTTACTACTTCTTTTAGTTTATTTTTTTGTTTATTAATTACAGAACTGTCAGAATGACATGATCTGCATAAAGGAATGAGATTATCAATTCTATCTCTTAGTTTTGAACCTCCCATTCCCCTACTAATTATATGATGTACTTCAACCCACACATTTTTGTTACAGTACCAACAAAGTTCAGCATAACTATCAGCTTCAGTATAGCCATAATATTTCATAAACATTCGTAGGTACTTCTTCACTAAATGTCTGGTGATTGATTGAACTCTTCATCTTTGAGTTCTAGTTTTAGATTTAAAGTACCATCTTCATTCTTCCAGATAGCGGCTGAATAAAGTCTTTTTGGATCTAAAACCATCTTTTCTTTTATTTGTACTTTGCTATTTTGATATAAAGGTTTTGAATCTCCTTCAACCTTGTTATCATTCTTAAACATTTTTATATAAGTTTTCATATATCCATTCCGTTATTTTGATTAATTATTTTTGGCTTATCCAAATTTCTAGCAACTAAACCAGCCGCTAAATTAGCATCATCATCACTAGCTAATCCATATAAAGATTGTAAACCATAACGCTTTGCATACGTTATAGCTGACCCCATCTTTTGAGGATTATCTTTATCATTCCCATTAATTAAAACAGGAACAGTACATTCTAAAGTTTCTTTATCTTGAATATGAGATACGATTGTCTTAACAAAAATATCTCTGTATAATTCTTGATATTTAACTTCAGTACCATTTTCTGTTTTTACTCGTTCAAGTATAATATTTTTATACTCAACCGATTGTGAAAATGACAATCCAAATTCAGCACCATGATTCACAGCAGTAATAACACTTGTTAAATCTGAGTAGGTGCTTTTAAAATATTCGTTACTGGTATTTTTAGTTGCAGTAACATTCATCTCTTGAAACATTGTTAAAGCTTCTTTCAATGACTTAGGGTTTTCCCTTGCGTTCATATTTTTTCTCCTATTTCAGAATAGAATAATCTCTATTCGTCATACATTCTTTTATCACTTTTTCCTCGTGATAACCATACTGAAAGCCACTCATTTGGCTTTGTGCAGTAAACCGACATTCTTGTAAATCGCCATAAAAGTTTTTAGCCTGTGAACCTTTAGGGTCATAGACAGGCATATAAGAACAGCTTGTCATAGCGATAAACATTAAAATCATAACAGCCCAAAAAAAAGCCTTATACCAATTAAAAGGCTTTTCATGTTTTTTATATGCTCTTACTGGTTGTTTTGTTCTAGCGTCATAACCAATAACATCTCCGTAAGGAATTATTTTTAGTTTAGCTTTTTTACGCATTTTCAAAACTCAGTTTAGGTTTATATGTAACAACAAACTTTGAGAGTCTTGGTTGTTTTTTATAAACTTTTTTTATTTCTCTTTTTTTCATTTCGCCTGTAATACCTTTTTTACGCTTACCAATATTTTGCGTATAATAATATTCTGGGCTTTCAACATTTTTACCAAATGGATAATCACTAATCATATTTTTTCTCCTGTTTTTTTAGTTGTTGTAAAACCTCTTTCATATAAGAAGTTTTATTTAAGTTTTTCCAATGCTTAGATAACTTTCTAAAAGTTGTACTCCATTGGTCATTAGCTTTATCAAAGTTAGCTAGATTATCTTTTAAATAACTATACTTAATTCTTTCATTAAGATTTTTAGCATAGCTGTTTTGTATTTTATATTGTTTGTGTTCCCCATCAAACTGAGCAACACAATGATAATACTTATTAGATTTTTTTATAAAAAATGGGTACGTCCCACAATCAATTAGTTTATACATATTTTTTCTCCTAAATTTATTCTAATCCATTGTTTACAAGATTCCAAGTTTGATCTTGTTGCAATTACAGTACCAGAACTTACATCAGTAATATCCCAATGACCATTCTGGTTTCTGCCTGTAAATTTATTTCTAGTATAACGACTAAAAATTTTAGGCCTGTGATGAACCCAAGATAATTTATAAAATTTATTTTGGAACTCTACCTCATAAACATTATATTTATCTTTTTTCCAATCAACTTTACCTAAATCTCTAGTAATTAAATCTCTAGTAATGTTAGACATTTTTTTTCTCCTATAACCAATGTGGTACTAAAAATAGTATCGCATTAGTAAATAATATTAAAACAAATAACCAACTAGGCATTAATCTCTCCAAAGTTATCAAACCCAAATGGTATGTGTGCTAAAACTTCATCATCTCCAGATTGTATTCTTGGAAAATATCTTGCTAAATGATTGAAAGTTTCTTTTTTATGTTTTTCATCATTCCAAAAATCATAATCAATACTAACCCAAAATCCATCAACAGATGAATAATCGTAATAATCATCATGTAATGAATAACTACCTTGCTTGATTTCAAAATCATAACCTAACTTATTAAGCCCTACTATTTCAGTAAGGGCTTTTCTAATTTCTTTTATATATTTATCGTTCATATTTTTTTCTCCTAAGTTATGGCGGCTCATTATTGAGCCACCTTAATAATTGTATTTTCTTTAATATCTTTTAACCACCATTTAGTTTTAACATGGTAATTAATTACTTTTTTAATGTCAGATTTATTATTAAAATAAAATTTAACACTTTTAATTTCATTATTTATTATTTCTGGCAAACCTAGTACAGTTTGGTCATTGTAATAAGCATAATACATATTTTTTTTCTCCATTTTTATTATTGCCCAAAAAAAGGCTCGTTATTTTTTTCAATGTATAAAGCCGCTTTGTTAAAATTTCTGTAAAAAGCAAGTTTAGATTTTTTTCTATCTAAGTTAATTTTTGCCCTAGCAAAATCATTTTCTGCATCTTCAATTTCATTTTGAATTTCCTCAATTTCAAAATTGATTTTTTTTTCAAGATCATCAATAAGATTATCTAAACCAAAAATTTCACTTCTAATTCCGTTATTGATTTCTTCTTTCCAAATTTGGTATAATTTTAATTTATCTTTATTAGAACCATTTAATAATTTGTTTTCTTCTTTAGTAGTAATGTTATTCATTTTTTTCTCCATATTAAGATGGCTCATTATTGAGCCACCTCGTTAATGATTTCTTCAATACTATGTATTTTAATATTAGAAGTATCGGTCATATCAATATCAACTAAATATTCTTTATTAGTATCTTTATCTTGATAAACTGAAATCGCATGAACCAAACCAGAACCATATTGTTCTACATGAGTTTGTTTTCTTGCACTTCTTACAAGTTCGTTAGCATTTGATATTTGTTTCATTTTTTTCTCCATAATTAATATATATATCTTTAAACATTTATTTTACATTTACAATACATTTATTAACATTTTGTGTTTTTTTTATAATTATGTATAAATCCCTGTAAGGGCTGGTTTTTTAAATCCTTCTTTTGAGTGATTTTTCATATTTTTTCTCCAAAACTAAATATTTTCCAGCCCTTTTATGCTATATCTAGTGTGTGAAAGAGTCTGACATACAAGAAGAAATCTGTGATTATTTAGATAATAAGAAAAAAACCTACCTATTCCGCTATTTTTCAGTTCCTAATGAGGGTAAACGCAAGGTTTGGTATCTTCATAAGCTAGTTCGTATGGGTTTGAAGGCTGGTGTTCCAGATTTAGTCCTTGAATTTCCAGATGGTAAGATGGTTTATTTAGAGATCAAAACCGATAAAGGTAGATTGTCTGAAAGTCAGAAAATATGGCAAAATATATCAAGGGTGCTAAATACACCCCATTATGTCATAAAAGGCTCTGTGGACGCAAATATGGACGTTTTAGAGGGTGTTTTTGCTTTGTTCCCAGATGCTAGGATTAAGCAGTAATTTTAGTAACAGATTTAACTACGCCTAAAGGGATAATATTCCTATCTCCATAAAATCCGTCTTTTGAGTAACTTGCGAAGGTGTAGAGGTTTTCTTTGTCTTTTTTTAGAACATAAGCGATTGTTATAATCGTTGCTGTTCTCATTCTTTTAAATTCATCTAAACTGACAATGGTACTATCACCAACAATATCAACCCATTCTATCTTATGAAGGAAATGTTCTTTATCGTTTAGTTTTATTTTTACTTCTTTTTTTTCTTTTTTTTCTGACATTAGCTTTGAGCGGCTTTCTTCTTCTTGTTCCTATTAATTCTTTAATAGTAGTAGATGTTGTATAGCCGCTCATTGTCTATTTTTTCTTTTTCTTTTTTTTCTTCTTTTTCTTTTTCATAGGCGGTCTGCCTACATTACTTCCGTAAGAACCTTTACCTGTCGGCATAAATATCTCCTAATGTAAAACGTAATTATGAATACCGATTGCAACAACTGCAATGATAATAGCTTGAACCCACCATTTTAAACTTAAAAATGAGTCCCACCATTTTTCTATTCTTTGTTTCATACTGCCCCCTTTTTACTTGGTTAAACCTTTTGATTTCTCAAAAGTTCTTAGAGTTCCAAGACCTAATAAAGAAGTTACTAATGTCATTAAAACCCCTGTATCTAGTTGCGGTATGTTTATCACTTCGTAATGAAATACACCAAGAAAAAATAAAATAAATTTTGATAAAACAAATTCCCAAAAAATGGCTATGGCCGCACTCATTCCTATAAGGGGTCTCCAAGATCGTTGCATAAAGCCACTTAATCCTCCAGCAGTAGATTGAGCGTCAGCTAAATTAATATCCATTTGTTTAGATTTTAAATTTGCTTGTATTTCTTCAAATCGTAATTTTAATTGTTGTTTCTCTTCTTCGCTGGTGTGTAGTTCATCAATGACATTACCAACAGCTTTTATTGTATCTCCACCAAATAATTTACCTAGAACCATCTTTACCTCCAAATGCTCTATAAAAAGCCGCTATTAATCCATAAGGGTCATTCACAGGATAACCTAAATTATTTAATT